AAGCTAGAAATAAACCAAAAACTCGTACCCAATCAGTTATGGAAACTATAGCATTAGCTATGATACCATATGGTAACGCAGCTAAAGGTGTAGTAAAAGCATTAAGTAAAATATTACCACAAGAAAGCGAAGAGATAAAAGCTATTAAACAATTTTATGCAGATCCAGAAATGTCTACATTAGTTGAAAGTATACCAGGTATGTCAAATTATAATTTAGTATATGGTAATCCTTTTGATCCTAGTTATGGTTTAGCAGGTGCTGCAGGTAAAAGACAAACTACAATAGATAAAACCTTAGCTAGAAAATACGGGTTAACTCCTGCAGAGATAGCACAAACAAAACTTGGAACATATGCAGGTTCTGTAGATTCTGATTTAATTAATAGAAATAAAAAACTACAAGAATTAATTGATAAAGAAAATAAACAACAAGATGATTTTAGAGAAACTCAACTTAACCCAACTAAAAATTTAACACCAGAACAAAAAGATTTATTTAGAGGTGGAGGTGCAGATAAAGATCCACCAAGTGCACCACCAGTTAAACAATCTACCTTTCAAGAAAGTAATGAAAGAGAAGATAGAGATACAGGTAATAATAACCAAGGTAATAATAATTCTGGTAACACAAGTTCTACTAGTAGCGATATGGGTAACTTAGGTTTTAGTGATATAAGATTAAAAGAAAATGTAGAATTAATAGGTAAGTCACCATCTAATATAAATATTTACAAATTTAATTATAAATATAATCCAACAACTTACCAAGGAGCAATGGCTCATGAAGTACCTTGGGCATCAGTTAAACATTCTAATGGTTACATGATGATTGATTATAACAAAATAGATGTACAATTTAAAAGAATATAATGGCAGTAGATTATAGAGGACAACCAATAACTAATCAAACAGCATTTACTACTACAGGTATAATGAATAGAAAACCTGCAGCTGTTAAACCTCCTGAGTTAGGAAATATTAAACAGCCTCAACCTAAGATAGAGGAAAAAGAATTAGCGGAAGAAAGAATACCGCAAATAAATTTAGAGAATTTGAGAGATACAGATAAGCAAGTATTAAATATGCACTTAACTCCATCTCTTAAAAATGTATTCAGCAGAATATTTGGACAGGATATATTTCCTGAGTTTGGTATAAACGAAAACACAGTAAGTGTACCTTCAAGTATTATTGTTGATAGATTTGGATCAGTTGATAATTTTAAAAACTTGATTCGAAAACAAGACGAAACTAACACCGTGCCACCTAGTCAAGGTATAATGACTAGCCCACTAACTAGTAAAACAGTTTAGAGCTACCCTTATCCATAAGGCACTCAACCAATAGGTAAAAAGTAATGGAAGAAGAAAAGAAAGTTTCTCAAGAAACTAAGACAGTATTATCTAATACAAATCCATATAGTAAGGATCGTGGAAACGAAGATCCTGAAACTGAGGCATTTGCTAAAGGTGAACTAACTAAGTATCATAGAGAACAAAGAGAGAAAGCAGAAACAGCAACCGAACAGAAGGACACCGATGCATCTGAAGAGACTGCAGAACCAACAGATCAAAAGGCTACTCCTATCGCTGAACGCCCTGTCAACGCTGAAGATCGTGCTTTTAAGAAACGTTATGACGATTTAAAAAAGCATTATGATTCTACACTTAATAAACACAAGGATGAACTTCATTCTTTGACTAAGCAATTAGAATCTAACAACAAGCAATTCACACCCCCTAAATCAAAAGATGAATTAGAGGCGTGGAGAAAAGAGTACCCCGATGTTTATTCTATGGTAGAAACTATAGCAATGAATAAGGCTACTACTCAATCTAACGAGTTAGAAAGTAAATTTAAAAGTTTACAAGTACAACAAGAACAGATTGCAAAAGAAAAAGCTGAAGTAGAACTTTTAAAACTTCATCCTGATTTTAGTGAAATTCGTTCAAAAGATGATTTCCATAAATGGGCTGAAGAACAAGATCCTACTATTCAAGGTTGGTTGTATGAAAATACATCTAATGCTAAGTTAGCTTCAAGGGCTATTGATCTATATAAAATGGATCGTGGTTTAAGTAAACTAACTAATAAAGAAGAAAAGGATGTTAAAAAAGAAGCTGCTAAAGCAATTTCTAAAACTAGAAGAGCTGTTGATTCTGATTTACCAAAGAAGAAAATTTGGACAACTCGTGAGATTGGTAATTTAAAACCCGATCAGTTTGAAAAATTTGAAAAGGAGATTGACCTTGCTCGTTTAGAAGGTAGGATTGAACAATAACAAACAATCTAACTAAACAATAAGGAGAAGCATTATGGCTTTTACAAACAGTAGTGGATATCAAAACCTTGCACAAGGTAATTTTACTCCACAAATCTTTAGTCAGAAAGTTCAAAAGTTCTTCAGAAGAGCATCAGTGGTAGAAGATATTACTAACACTGATTACGCTGGAGAAATTGAAAACTTTGGTGACACAGTAAAGATAATCAAAGAGCCTACGATCACAGTTAAAGATTATGCTAGAGGTCAAACAGTTGATACACAAGTATTAGCAGATGACCAAATAACTATGACTGTCGATCAAGGTTCATACTTTGCTTTTAAAGTAGATGATATTGAAGAAAGACAATCTCATGTAAACTTTGAAGCTCTTGCAACCTCTTCAGGTGCATATTCATTAAAGAAAAGCTACGACTACAATGTATTGAAGTTTATATACGACAATGCTACAGATGGTACGGGTGCAGGAACTGACAGTTCACCAATTGATGGTGACGCAGCTGTAGATACTTTGGCTAACTTAGTATCAACACTGAAAAAGAACCTGGATAAAAATGATGTGCCAGAAGAAAATAGATGGCTAGTTGCCGCACCTGAATTTTTTGAGCAATTAAGAAAAGCAGGCGGAAAACTATCTGACCAATCAGTAATGAACGATGGTGGAGCATCACAAATCAGAAATGGTAAAGTCACAGACAGACCATTATTTGGTTTTAATATGTATTCATCAAACGCTATTGCTGTATCAGGTGGAAGTGCTGCATCACATACTTTTGGATCTGCTGGATCTAATGAGTATGCTTTTGTATACGGACACATGTCAGGAGTTGCAACGGTAAATCATATCGCTAAAACAGAATTAATCAGAGACCCTGATTCATTCGCAGACGTTGTCAGAGGACTACACGTATTTGGAAGAAAAATCCTTAGAAGTGAAGCAGTTCAAAGAGGCGTTATAACAATAGGTTAATCCTAGGAGGATAATAGAAAACTATGGCAAACTATAATGTAACGGGTGCTGGTGGAACTACTGGACATCCTGCTAATGGCAGAACACCTTACTGGGTAGAAAATACTATTGATGTAGCACAAATCAATGGAGATTCAGGAGCAGCACAGAACGATATACTTAGATGTATTGATGTTCCTGCTGAAACTGTTGTACTTCACGCTAGTATGGAAATTTTAACTCAATTTTCAAATAGTGTTACTCTAGATTTGGGTATGACTCAAGTATCTGGAAACCCTGCAACAGACGTTGACGTATTCGTTGACGGTGATGCAAAGGAAGTTGGCTACGCGGCTATGACTGCAACTGCAAGACCAACATTTGCAGTAGCTGGAACTATAGACATTAAAGTCTTAGATGCAGCAGCAGCAGCTGGTAAAGTAAGAGTCTGGGCTATTATGTGTGATGTATCTACTTTAGATGCAGACACTGATAGAAATACAGATGCTCAACACGATACCGCAGTATAATAAATAATACAACTGAGGGGGATTACTCCCCCTTGGTATAATTCCCTCAGAATTAAACGGAGATATAATGGCAATTCATAACTTAACTCAAAAAACAAAAGCAAGTACAGGAATGATATTTGGAAGTAAAGAAACTAACTCTGAGGCAAAATTAAAATTTTTAGAAAGCAGAATTAACGATCAAGAAAAAAAACTTAACAAAATTATAGAGTTATTACAGAATGGCAACAAGTTACTTAATACTGACAAACAGAGTTCTTAGGGAACTAAACGAAACAGAGTTAACCTCTAGTACATTTAGTTCTAGTAGAGGTATACAAACTGCTGTTAAAGATTTTATTAAT